CTCAAACGTGGCCACAATAACAAACATTAGTCAACTTACAGGCACCTCCGGTTTTTCTTTTGGTCAGAATAATGACGAATTGAAAGTCCGCGACCAAAAATTCAATCTTGGTCGAGCTATTGCCATAAGGAAGTCGGATGATGCAATTGCCATATCTCAGCCTGCAAACCATTTTAACACATCATCATTGTGCAATACTAAATATGATAAGTCAAATTTGGGCTATGGATATTCCGGTAATGTCTTTCCTTTCTTTTTTATAGATAAGGACCATAAGTTAAACGTAGATAATTATGGCAAGTTCAACCAAGGCTTAGGATCACTGGAAACGCCTAGAGAGACAGACAAAATTGCTTTTGGTTTTACTGGCGATGTAAGACAGCCAACAAGCATTGAGAGATCTCAGTTTTTCACCAATGAATTTGGACTTAAGCCTCTAAGAATATCACAAACTTATACTGATCTTTGTGAAGATCTAGATCCCGCAG